ATATGTTGCAATTGGCCCGGGTGTAAATCCAAATGGTCATCTAACCGGCTGGATGATTACGGGAAATTATAACGCAGAAAATGAAAAAAATATATTGATTAGCTTTTCTATTTTATTGGATGGGTCTTATAGAGAGAATACACAACCAGCCGGTATATATAATTATATTGAAAAATATAATCGCACAAGTGGAAATGCACCAGATGGTCTATATTGTTATAATTATTGCCTAGAATCGTCCAATTTAATACTTCAACCATCCGGCGCCATTAATATGAACCGGTTTAATAATATTGTTTTAGAAATGGTGACGATTAATCCCCCTTTGGACCCGCTCGCACAATCATTGACGATTTGTGACCCGCAAACTGGAAATGTAATTGGCATTAACAAACCAACATGGCGGATTTATGATTACAACTTTAATATGGTTCTATTTGAAGAACGAATTAACGTGGTTACATTTGTCGGTGGAAATTGCGGCCTTATGTATGCGACATAAAATTTATATTAATATTTATTTTTATATTTATATTTATATTTAATGATAAATGAATTTAGATATTTTAGTTTATACAAATATAGAAAAATAACAACTAGGTAATAAACAATGGCAAGCCAAAAATCTACCATTCTATCCGCATTTAATGACCATTTCATGGAATTTCTGACAGATATACATAATGTTTTTCCAAAGGACCCTGATATTTTAACTGCAAAAAATTCTCTTGGTCTAATTCGCAAAGCGAATCCAAAGATTATTATTGGCATTTGGCATTCACATATTGTTGCAAAATATAAGGATACAATTGAAGCGGGAGATATTCGTTTTTTTATGGAAAAGAATTATGTGGAAGATTTAAATAAAACGGCAAACGCAAGTAAAATTATGGAAGCCATTGACCGTCTCCGTAATCCAGTTAAAATGATGTCACCAGACGACCAACAAAAAACAATGAAGTATATTCAAAATCTTACAAAACTCGCAATATTATATCATAGTTTAGAATAGTAAAAAATATAAATAAAGATGCAAAATCATATAAAACTTTATATATTATTTTATAATATAATATATAAATAATATATAAATACCAAACTATTTTGAAAATGTCGTTAATAACAAAAATGATTCATTTTGTAATGGAAACATGTGCAAAACATAATATAGATTCATCACATGGTTTGATTCACAGTATAAACGTATTACATTATGCAAAAAATATTTATGACGATGAAGTAAAAATAAAACCACATTTATTGTTACATGAAAGAATTATTTACATTTCTGCTATTTTGCATGATATGTGCGATAAAAAATATATGGATGAGGAGCAAGGAATACAAGAGATTGTACATTTTTTAAATAATACTATTGATAAATCTGAAGCGAGCCGAAGCGCTAGCGAAGGTGAGCGACTGAACTCCGTAACATCAGTGAAGGCGTTTGAAATAAATGCTGTAAAATATATTATTTCTACGATGTCCTATTCCAAAGTAAAAGCGAATGGTTTTCCTGATTTAGGTATTTATCAAGATGCATATCATATCGTTCGTGAGGCCGACTTATTAACTGGGTATGATTTTGATAGATGTCTAACATATAGATTAGACAAGTCAAAATGTAGTATAGAAGATGCATACAAAGAATCGTGCGAACTATTTGAGAATCGGATATTCACGATGCATGCCGAGGGTCTATTTTTAACACCATATGCAAAAAAACATTTTTTATCTTTGCAAATAAATGCATTATATCAAATATCGCGGTGGGTTCCGTTAATAAATCATTCAAAATTAGGTTAAATGATTAGAAAAATTCAAATATTAGAAAAATTAAAATTATAAAATTTTTAAATTATAAAAATATAACTTTTTATGAACCAACTATTTAAATAAATAATTTTATATCAAACATATACATGGCTGATACAAACGCGGAAACTCCCAAGATACCGGAAGAATTTCAAAAAATCATGAAGGATTTTATTAATGACATCACCACTACTTTCCCTGAGTATCTACCACTAATCAAAAAGTGGTGGAAAACAGATAATGAAACGGGTGAAACAACAAAAGAGAGTATTGAATACATTTTCAAATATTGTTTATCGGTTTATCCTGAGCGGTTTTTTGATATTTTGTATAAGAATAATGATATTTTCGGAGACAATTCTATCATGAATACCGAATTTCTTCCCGGGATTAGTTTTAAATACTTATGGTCGTGCGATATCTCCGGTACTACCCGAGACACAATTTGGAAATATTTGCAATTAATTATTTTGTCTGTGGTTGGTTGTGTAAATAATAAGGACGCTTTTGGAGATACCTCAAAAATTTTTGATTCTATAAATGAAGAAGAATTACGTAGCAAGTTGCAAGAAACAATGGAAGAGATGCAAAAATTATTTAAAAATAGCGGACAAGAAAAAGAGGGAACTGGAGAAAAAGGTAGTGATGAAGGAATCAATATGAATAATATGCCATCCGCGGATGATATACACAGTCATGTCAATGGAATGTTAAATGGTAAATTAGGAAACTTGGCGCGAGAAATTGCAGAAGAAACAGCAGGTGACTTGGATATTGACATGGAAAACATAACGGATGCAAAGGATGTTTTTCAAAATTTATTCAAGAATCCAGGGAAATTGATGGGACTTGTAAAGAATGTAGGAGAGAAATTAGATTCGCGAATTAAGTCAGGTGAAATCAGCCAGAGCGAACTTCTGTCAGAAGCGAGTGAAATTATGAGTAGAATGAAAAATATGCCCGGAATGGGAAATATGCAAGAAATGTTGAGCAAGATGGGGATGCAAATGCCTAATATGGCGGGTTTAGGTAAAAATGTGAAATTAGATGTAAATGCCATGGATAATAAATTAAAACAAACAATGAAAACTGCGCAAATGGCGGAACGTATGCATAAAAAGGCGGAACAACGAAAGCAAGAAACTGCAACAGCAGCAGCTGCAGCTGCTATTCAAGCAACAAATACAACTCCTGCTTATACGGATGCCCATTTGTTATCTTTATTTAGTGATATGGGAAAACCGGAAAAAACGCCACGAAGTGCTGGAAAGCCGGAAGATAAAAAGAAGAAGAAGAAGAAGAAGGCCTAGACTAGAAAATTTGTATTGTACAGATTTTATAAAATTAATAATTCTATTATATATATAAAATGACAAATTATATTCCATTTTGGGGCAAAGACCCTTCTATTTTATTAAATAAAAATGAAATATTTCAATTTTGGCCAATGCCAAATATGAATATGGAAGAAAAAATGAATGCAATTAGCAGGTCTGTTATTGTTCTCTCACTTTTAGGATTTTTATTTACTTTTTCTAGTAAATTTTTATTGATGGGTATTATTACTCTTTTAGTAATATGGTTTGTTTATCGGTCATACGGTACATCTTCCAGTAAAAAAACAAAAGAGGGGTTTTATAGCAATGGCAAAAATAAATCAGCTGATATAAAAATAACGAATCCAGAAACATTAGAAGTAAATTTGAAATCAGAATTTGAAGATGTTACAAAAAAGAATCCTTTTAACAATGTTTTATTGACTCAAATTAATGATGACCCACATAGAAAGCCAGCACCTCCAAGTTTTAATCCGGACGTGCATGATGATATTAATAATAAAACGAAAAAAATGATTCAATACTTGAATCCAGGAATTAAAAATACAAATAAGCAATTATTTGGAGATTTAGGAGAAAGATATGAATTTGATACACAAGCACAATGGTATTATTATTCCATGCCCAATACAAAGGTATGTAATGACCAGGGAGCATTTGCGAATTATTTATATGGAAATATGCCAAGTGCCAGAAACGGAAATGCCTTTGCCCTTGTACAGGACAATTACCGTTATACATTGTATTAAAATTGGTTTTTACCTTTTACAAAATTTTTGTATTATATGTTTTTTGTTTAGTAAAATATTTAAAGTAATTCATCTGTGAAAATATTCTGTTGTATTATTATAGACCATGGCATTTGTTTATAATTATACCTTTGATAATTTGACCCGAATTGGGAATGACGTATGTACCCAGGACCAAAATACCATCCAAAATGTCAATGCATCCAACTATTTGTTACAAAATTATTTTAGTAATGATTGCTCCATGAAGCAACCAATTGCTTTAGCAACCACACAACCAGGTATTATGTATAATGGTGGAAGTGGAAGCGGTGCCGGCGGATGTAATATTGATGCAAGTTCTGATTTAATGATTGGCAGTATTCAAACGCATCCCAGATGCCGCGTTTCACTTTTTCAGCGCCCTTTTGCAACGGTTCCCTTTCTTGGTCGCGGTTCAGTCGACCCTATTTTGGAAGCCCAAATCATGCAGGGTGAGCTTCTCACCAATAAACGCTCCGTGAATAAGTTATCGGAAAAAAGTGATATTAAATATCAAATTACACCATTGATTCCGAGTGTCAAGGATCGTGTTACAAATCCGGTATATTCAGTAGAAGGGGTCGCATCTGCTGGGTGGGTTCGTGGCGGCATTCCCTCTCGTGATTTAACTCGGGACCGTGATTTTTATAATGCGCACACACAGGACCAATACATTTAAGATACAACCAATATTATAATTATAATAATAATAATTATAATAATAATAATTATAATATTCATATTCATATTCATATTTATATTCATATTTATATTTATAATAATATCTGAGTTCATCCATATTTACAAGTTAAAATGTATTAAAAACTTCAGTATAAATACTTCAGTATAAATAATATAATGTACAACGTTGATGTCGTTTGTGTTTATCCGTATTATGATTCCGATTTATTACCATATTGTCCAACAAAATTAGCACCCGATTTTATAAAAGAATATATTGAATTATATACTACCGAAGAACTCAGTAATTGTTTATATAAGGCCAACTTTTTGGAATCATTTCATTTAACCGATTTTAATGAAGAAATGATTAATAAGGAGGTCAAAGTATTATATAACCAGTTGATAGAGAATGTCAGATTGAAAGAATGTATGAAGATTCTGGCAAACAAATATATGAGCGAAGATTTGTTTATTGGATTTATGATTTTATTTTCTTATGAATATTTCTTTTTAACGCATACATGCATTTGTGAATTTTTAAAGTCAGAAGAATTGCAATCACTTACAAAATTAGAGGAATATATTGCAAAAAAGTAAAATTTGTTTTTATAAAAAGTAGAAAGTAGAAAGTAAAAAGTAGAAAGTAGAAAGTAGAAAGTAAAAAGTAAAAAGTAGAAAGTAAAAAGTAGAAAGTAAAAAGGAAAAAGTAAAAAATAAAAAAATGACATATAATAAATATGGCATCAACTCGGAATTTAAATACACAAGGGAACTACTATTTAGAACAAAAAGAGTTCAAACACTCAGAAAATTATACTTTATACCCAAACTCGCAATATGGTGCTGCTTTTGATACGCGTCTTCCTGGCAATGGTTTAAATCCTGCACAAATACCGTGGAATCAACTCTCCAATAATGCTGTAGAAATTGAGTCTTTTTTATTGGGTATTAATTCTACCAATTTAGTGAAACCGGCGCCGCCATTGGTCGCAGAACTAAAATTTTTGGATACCGTAAATATTTTCAAAAAAGATACCATATTAATGCCGGAACCACTGGTTGTTTTGAAAAGTCAGCGACCTTTTCCGTGCCCATAATTGATTTATATTGTAGTATAAATCAATGAATAATTATTCATGAGAATAGATATATTGTAATTCTAGTTCAATGTCATTCATATTATTAAATTGTGGATTTTGACTTCTATATTCCTCACGAATAAAATTGGGATGTTTATCTTTTATATGTAATGGCCTATTTTCTTTTATACTGTAATATATTAAATGATTGTAACAAATATCATCCGATTTATTAAATAAATCCAGATTTAATGCTTTATATATTGGTAAATTTACTGAAATCATGCGAATATAATGATTTATTTTATGCATATATTTATCAGGTAAATAATTATCAATAATATTATTATATACGCCGTGAAGTGATTCATTAAAAATTCCACGTCCTTCTAATTTATCCGCATTTCCTCGGTAATGTTTATTGTTACATTCATCAAGTGATTTAAATGTATAATGATTTATTTGCGCGATATCTATCGTAAAATTATCATTAAATGCCGGAAAAGATTTATCTATGATATTTCCTTTTAGATCAGTAAATTTAGAAGAATCTTTCATTATCGCATAATGAGGATTATTCATTTCAATAACATGGTTTGGTTTGAAAATAGTTTTTATATGATTATGTTGGTTTGATTCACAATATCTATAATTATCAATCACAAGACCATTTTGTCGGTGATTATGATAACTCGTTCCAAAAATAACCCAATTAATTGCAATAGCATCTTTATCTTCATATTGTTTAAGTAATTCTGGTAACGTATTTTGTGTTTTAAGCACAATAAATTCATCGGCATCTACTACTGCTAACCAATTTATATTTCTACCATAATTTTGTATGCAATGATTATATGCATTTATTTGCTGGCATTTTCCCGGGAAATCTATTACAGTACAATATTTTTGAAAAAAGAAATTATTTAATAGTCTAGTTTTTATTGGATAACTACTTTCATTATCATAAATGTAAAATTGTGTAACTCCCAATATAACATAATAAATAATAAATTCTTCTAAATCTGGTTCATCTTTAATAATGCAGCATAATGCTACGTAATGTTTCATTAATGATAGTATATAATTTTACTTTATTTTAATTTACTTTATTTTAATTTATAAAAAGTAATAAGAAGGAGTTATAGCATAAAATTATTCTCTATATAATTACTATATAACATACAAATTTATTATGGCAAATACTAGATTCTTCTATGACCGTTGTCGTGTTGAAAAACAATTGCAAGAATCCACGGACCAAGGCAGATGGATTTTAAATGTTCCTGGAAATGGAGACCGCCCCGATTACATAGCTGATCCGCAAATAAGAATTCAAGGTTGGGGGGCAAATTTAATGACAAACTCGGTTGATTTAGAAAGTGAATTACGCGGTGTGAATAGACGTGTAGGTACCGATTGTTTAGGAAAGGACCAATATAATAATAAAAAATATATGGTTCCTTCGAAATCAATCAGTTATCCGGTAAATAGTTCTCTCACGACTGAACAATCTAGAGTTATTATGCCAGCATGGACGGCTCGCGATTTAGAACAAGTTGATTGGTATTATCCACCTTTAAATCCGCAAGAAAATACATGTATTCCATTTTTAAATAATTTAAGCACGCGAATTTTAGAAAAAGATCATTTTGTACAGAAAATTCCTTGTGTAAATCACGATACAAAACTTTTTCCGGTTCCATTAAGCTATGATGCACAACAACCAACGATTATAAATAAATAAATAAAATAAATAAAATAAATAAAATAAATAAAATAAAACCCACAAAAAATAATTAAAATAATTGTGGAACAGAATAAGGATAAAGTATTATAGTGAAAAAATAATACTTTATATATATAACATAATATATGGAAATTGCGATTCCTTTATTGGCATTGGGTGGCATGTATGTCATTTCAAATCAACAAAATGACCAATCAAAAAAACAAGTAAAATTCTCCCAGGATACTGGAGTAAAAGAAAAATTTACAAATATGGGCAAACCCACAAATTATTTACCAAATACAAATATTGCTCCACAAAACTATCCAGTTCCCAATGAAAATGAGATTGTTAGCACTGTACAACAATATTCTAATCCAAACGTGGCAACTGATAAATACTTTGACCAGAATGCATATGAAAAAAATCAAAATGCCGGTGTAAGAGTCGGCAACAATATTCAGGAAGTTTATTCATTAACCGGAAATTATTTAGACAGCACAGAATTTAAGCATAACAATATGGTACCATTTTATGGTGGAAAAATAAAAGGGCAACTCTATAATGCAAACATGGGTGAAACCATTTTGGATAATATGGTTGGATCCGGCTCCCAAGTAATTAAAAAAATGGAACAAGCGCCCCTATTTAAACCGCAAGACAATGTTCAATGGGCCTATGGGGCACCAAATATGAGTGATTTTTATCAATCCCGTGTAAATCCTGGCATGAATAATGCCAACGTGAAACCATTTGAAAGTGTTACCGTGGGTCCTGGTTTAAATCAAGGTTATACTACCACAGGTAGTGGCGGATATAATTCCGGTATGGAAGCACGTGATGAATGGTTGCCCAAAACGGTCGACCAGTTGCGTGTTTCAACCAATCCAAAATTAGAATATTCTTTGGAAAATCACGAAGGTCCGGGTTATTCCCATGTGCAAAATCGCGGTATTTTAGGAAAAGTGGAAAAATACAATCCGGATAAATTTTTTATTCAAACGCAAGACAGGTGGCTTACTACAACAGGGCAGGAAAAAGCGCAAGCGTTGCGCCCGGTGCAAGAGGTGCATGAAACAAATCGTCTAGTAACAACACAAGCATATATGGGCACCCCATCAGCAAATGAAGTGGCCGGTTATGCGCCATCTGAATACCAGCCATCTAGAAATAATATTTTACCACCCAAGGAAATTCTTGGGTCTTGTGCGGTTGGGAGAGGCGAAAACTCCAGTCATAATAATTTAAAAAGTTTAACCAATTATACAAACAATCGTGCAACCACGATACAGCCCGATACCATGCGGAGTGGTTTTAGTCGCGCGATTGGCGCGGTCATTGCGCCATTTACAGATATGTTCCGCCCGACACGCAAAGAAGAGTTTGATTCCAATATTCGTGTTTATGGTGATGCCGGGTCAGAAGTTGCAAAAGGCTATGTATATAATCCATCTGACGTTACTGCAACCACAATTAAAGAAACCACGCTTTACACTCCCAATCTATTCATTGATGGTGCTCATACAAATGGAACGGGTTATTTAACAGCAGAACAGCAACCAATTTTTAATCAGCGCGACACAACGAATTGCAGTACCATAGGCAATGCGGGCGGTAGTGCAACGGGTTGGGGTGATATGAGTCACGAATCTGCCAATAATCAACGTAATAATGAATTTAAACAACAAACGGTTGTTGCACGCACCAATCACGGTAACTCACAGATTTTCAATCAAACGATGAACGTGAATGTTGCCAGAATAGATTCTGACCGTGATAATACACGCATGTGGGTCCCATCTAAAATGCCACAAATGCCGATGAGTAAGGAAACCTATGGAAAAATCAGGGCACCGCAATACTACAATCAGTGCATCGGGTGCGACCGTATTGAACCTGATTTATTAAACGCTTTTAAATCTAACCCTTATACTCATAGCTTAACCAACTGTGTTTAAAAACGGATTTATAAAAAACGTAGCATCTTATTATAATCTTTTACGTTTAATATTAACTTAAAATGTAATGACATAAGTATAATTAATACAATTATGTCATTAAAAATACATTCATCTATTATTGAAAAACTTGAATACTTTCACCGAATTCATAAAATACCGAATATTATTTTTCATGGTCCAACCGGTTGTGGTAAAAGAACCATTGTGAATAAATTTATTCATAATATTTATGATGGTAACCGAGAGAAAATCAAATCATTTGTAATGTACGTAAATTGCGCTCACGGAAAAGGTATCAAGTTTATTCGCGAGGAATTAAAGTTCTTTGCAAAAACGCATATCCAATCAAATGGTGGAGATATTTTTAAAAGTATCATTTTATTGAATGCTGATAAATTGACAATTGATGCGCAATCCGCATTACGTCGGTGCATAGAGTTATTTAGTCATACAACTCGGTTTTTTATTATTGTAGAAGACAAATATAAATTATTGAAACCGATTTTATCTCGTTTTTGTGAAATTTATGTTCCTGAGCCAATTGTAAATGGCGAAATTGTCAATTTATATACGCATAACTTGAATCAAACGTTCAAATGGAAAGAGGTAAAAACGCAACGCACAGAATGGTTAAAAAAGGAATTTCAAAAAATAATTAGTGATAAGAAAACTTTATCACACGAAGATTTATTATCATTGTCTGTAAAATTATATGAGAAAGCATACAGCGGATTGGATTTGATTCAATTGTTGGAGAAATCAACGATTTTTGAGAATTATATTACTGATGCCAAACGTTTTGAACTCATATTTGCCTTTAACAAGGTTAAAAAGGAATTTAGAAATGAACGAATTCTGATGATGTTTATTTTAAATTTTGTATTTTTACAATTGGACGTTAGTTTAGAAAATATATCATTCATGTAATTATAGCGGCTAACTCCTTCGGAGTTCGTGAAAAAATGGTAAAAAAAATATAGATAAATTAAAAATGGACGATTTTAATGTATCCAGTTTGCACGAATCCAAAAATGAGTGGGGGTCCAGATTGCTTACGATTCTAACACCACACATCATGGACGGACTAAAATCTATTTTTGATGAGGCTGTAAAATTATGCAAGGATAATAATGAAATGGACAAATATTTAATGACCTTTCAAAATTTTATTACACGTATTCCAAAATGGAATCCGGTAATTATTGAAAAGGAGAGGGCACGAATTGTTGATAAAAGTTCTTGCAGCTATTTAGAAGATTTAGTAACATGTGTTCATATTATTCAATTAAAAGTTTTGACCGCAATTCGCGTCGGACAAAAGCAAAAGAAGATTGATATTAATATTCCCAAGCTAGACGATTTTATTCACAAAGTATATATTTATGTTGCAAGAAAGGTGTATAAAAATGTATATTTATTTGAACTGAATATACCTCCGCTACAAGTGCAAAAAAATTACCGTGAATTGGAGATTATTATTCAAGAATGCATTTTAAATACGGTTCGTGACAGTATTCCAGTAGAAGCTATTTTACGCGCTTACATGGACGAAACCGTGGAGGAAGATGTGGTAGAAGAGATTAAGGAACAAATAATTGAAACACCAGATACCGTAAAGAAGGAGACGCAAATGGTAACAGAGGAAGTAGAAAAGGTGCCAAAGAAAACGCCTCAACTAGAATCAGAACCATTTGCTGAGACTATACGAGTAGAAACTGAATCATTGAATTTTCCGGAGTTATCCTCAGCTGACGACAATCATCTGAAGTTTGATAATATTGATTATGCAGTAGATGAAAACAATAAGGAAGAAAAGATTGAAGCCTCAAAAGATTTAGACAGACTAGAAGAAATTAGTCAAATTAGAAATGCGCAGAGAAAATTAGATGAGTCGGAAGCCGATGATGATGAAACGCCAAATGTCAAATTAAAAATATTTGATGATAGCGCGTCTCTAGATAATTTGGATATTCATAATATTGACCCACCTAGTTTAAATTTGAATAGTGATTTATTGTTGGATGATATTGAAATTCTTTCGTAGATTTTAGCAAAATGATATTGCGTAAAATATAATTTTGAAAAGTGATACGTTATTTTAAATGACAAATACATTTATTGTTGCCGGAATAATCTCTATTGTTTATTTTTTAGTGAAATTTACGGAGATGCGATTCGTAGATAAAGAAAGCAAACCATTAAAACTGTTAATTCGTGATTCACTATTAGTGTATTTTAGTGTTATTGTTGGCAGTTTTTTGATGGACCAACTAAAACCGATTATGGAAGATTCAAATAGTACTACAAGTATGCCTTCGGTATTTACTGATAATCCTGGTTTTTAAATAAAAAAATAAAAAATACAAATATTACATTTTTATTTTTTATTTCATATTTTTCTCTTTTTTTTTAATTTATTTTACTTTTTATTTTTATTTTTATTTTTAATACGAATCATATCCACCATTGTAGTTGCTTCCATATCCTTGCGGAATAATATTGACGGGTCCGTATTCTTCAGCAACCACGTTTTCTTCAGCGAGTGCGTTTGCTTCAGCGAATGCATTTTCTTCGGCATAATCGTATTCTACAGTTGCGGGCGGTTCTTGTATAAACGTTTTTAATGTACTGAAATTGATTCGTTTATGAAATTTAAATTGGTCCATAACA